CCTAAAATGGATTTCTCAAGTAAAGATGTGGAGCGTGCTATGCGCGATTTCTTAGATCCAATTAGAGATAAAATCAGAACCTTGAAGGAAACTGATCCGGATTTATTTAAAGAGTTAGGGAGAGAGTTGAGTGTACAAGAAGCTTTAGATGGAATTGGAGAACAAGGCTTAACAGGTATTAATAATTCATCTTCCGCAGGTTGGCCATACAATAAAGCCAAAAGCAAATTTATGATCAAGGATACATTAGATCCTAATATCCCAAAGATGCCTCGTGAATTTGACGAGGATTTGTATCCTCTTACTGAGAGATTAACACGGGCTCGTGAATGTGCTAAAAGAGGAGAAAGGTGCAATTTTATTGTTAAAACATGTAGTAAAGGCAATGAATTGTTACCGTCTAGCAAAAAGAAGTGTAGACCCTTTCAAGCTATGGGGTTAGATGCTTTAATTTTGTTCAGACAGACTATGTCTCCTATGGTTAGATTTTTCGGACGTAATAAATTTCTGACTGAGTGTATGTTGGGAATCAATTTGAAATCTCACGAAGCAAAAATGTTGCGTGATCATTTGACATATTTTAATGAGGATAATTGTATTGCTGGTGATTTCAAAGCTTATGATCGTAATATGAGTTCAATGATGACATCTGCTGTCGCAGAAATTATTTTGACTATTTTAGCTGATTTTGGATATACAAAGGAACAATTAAAGGTCGCAAACGGTTTGTTGACCGAAATTGTTTATCCTCATATGAATTTTTATGGACAATTGTGTACATTGGCAAATTCGAATCCTTCGGGACAACCTTTGACTACACATGTGAATAGCATTGCTAATTCCTTGTATACAAGGATTATATTTTATGCTTTGTGTCCAGAGGAAGAAGATTTCAGAAGTGGAGTCAAATTGGCTACATATGGTGATGATAATGCTATGAATGTAGCAGATCGTTTGAAGGGTCTGTTCACTCATACTAAAATCTCTGAATTATACATGGAAAGGTATGGAATGACTTACACTATGGATAAGAAAGATGCTGAATCTGTACCATATCAGCATTTTGAAGAATTAGGTTTTTTAAAACAAAGGATTGTGTTTAACAATGAGTATGATGCGTATGTTCCGTTGTTGGATGAAACTTCTATTACGAAGAGTCTGCATTGGCAAAAGAAAGCAAATGAATGTCCTGATCCTGCAAATGTACAGTTTATGCAAAAGGTTGACGCCGGATTGCGTGAGGCTAGTCATTATGGAAAGGAATATTATGACAATTTTGCTAACAAGATCCGAGCGATCAAGCAAGCAAATTGTGCTGCATTGCAAGCCTTGAAGGTGCCTACTTATGAACAGATGGTTACAAAATTTTTTTATGCTTTCCATCCAGAGCTGCAAGCTATTGAAGAAGAAGAACCTATCTTTGAATCTCAATCAAGTTCAGTACCTACTGGTGATATTACTAGGAAACTTGAGAGTGTTTGTAATGGTATCATGATTACAGGTATTATTATTTTCAAAGTGGCTGAAGCTTGGGTTTCAGCACAGCAGCCTAAGGTCGTTTATTCCAATAATGACCCATGGGTTCCTGAACGTTATGCTGAAGATGAATTGATGGATGAAATTTTAGCAGAACAAGAAGAGGAGTTGTTGTTTGAGAGTCAATCTTATATCGAGCCTGTATCTAATAAGTTGTTTGCGTGGAAAGCGGGACACTTAGTTGGACATTTGAGTTCTGGTATTTGTGTATGGACTATGTTACCTTTGAAGTTAATAATTGATAAACTTCCAACATGGGCTGGTTTTTTGGTTGGTTTAGGTTCTGAATCTACGCTAATCATGGAAGCCAATAAACTCTTGGCTCAATCTGCTGCTGTTGAAGCAGGTAGATTCGATGCTATTGAGGTTGATTCAAAAGAGGAATATCTTACTGCACTTATTACATTGCAACATGCACTTGAATTATCTAAGATTCATGTGTATTCTAATGCAATGCCTGGCGTTTATGCGGCGCATAAGAAAGTGTGCGATGCTATCAGCAGAGTTACACTAACTAAACATACATTACCGGTTCGTGAAGCTCCATTTACTATTCTTCTATCAGGAGGAACTGGAAT